AAACGTCCCGGAGGCTTGCTCTCGTAATGGCTACTTTCGATGACGCCACAGTTGGAACCAGCACAGGTGGTACAACACCTGATTTTGGTGCAACAAAAAAATCTGAACCCAAGGTTCGTCGTGTTCAGTTTGGCGATGGATATGAACAGCGATTGATGTATGGCATCCCCGGTCACATGAATCCCAAGATCTGGGATCTTACGTGGACTGCAAAAAGCAATGCTGATGCAGATGCAATTGAAGCATTCTTTGATGCCCGTGCTGCTGATGCTGCCAGCTTCGACTGGACACCTTTGGATGAAGCAACGTCATACAAGTGGATTTGCCGTTCTTGGCAGCGTGATCATCAGTACGCAAACGTGAATCGAATTACAGCAACGTTTGAGCAGGTTTTTGAACCGTAATGGCAATCCCAGTTTCAGAACTTCAAAAGATCAACCCAAGCAGCATCATTGAGCTGTTTGAGCTGGAAACCTACGCCAATTTGCATGGCTCAGCCACAACGTACCGCTTTCACGCTGGCACCAACGACGTAGGCACTGGCGATCTGGTTTGGAACAGCAATACCTATAGCAAGTTTCCGATTCAGGTTGACGGCTTTGATTACAACGCCGAAAGCGGCAGTCTGCCCCGTCCCACGATCCGCGTCTCCAATCTGTTTGGCACGATCACCACAATCCTGCTGGGCGTTAATGCAGGCAATCCCGGCAATGATTTAACCGGCGCAAAACTGACCCGCATCCGTACGTTGGTGCGCTACATCGACGGCGCTAACTTTTCAGGCGGCACCAATCCTTACGGCACCCCAGACGCAACCGCCAAGCTGCCCGACGAGATCTATTACGTCGCCCGTAAGGTCTCTGAAAATCGTGACCTTGTTGAGTTTGAACTCAGCGCTAGTTTTGACCTAGCTGGTGTTCGTAGTCCCAAGCGGCAATGCAACGCCAACCTTTGTCCATGGATTTACAAGGGTTCGGAGTGCGGCTATAGCGGCAGCAATTACTTCGACGAAAACGACAACACCGTTACCAGCAGTAGCGCGGACAAGTGCGGCAAACGCTTGAGTAGCTGCCAGGTGCGCTTTGGCTCGACCAACGCCTTACCGTTCGGTGGCTTCCCTGGTATCGGCGCGTTCAACGGATGAATAAAACCACCAAGGCTGAAGCACTGGAACACGCCAAGGCGGAAGACCCGCGTGAAGCCTGCGGGCTGCTGGTGGTCATCAAGGGGCGCAAACGGTACATCCCCTGCCGCAACTTGGCAGAAGGCAACGAGTTTTTCATCCTCGACCCAGCGGATTACGCCGCCGCCGAAGACAAGGGCGAAGTTGTGGGCGTCGTTCATAGCCACCCGGTCACCCCGCCAATCCCCAGTGAGGCAGATCGCGTTGCCTGCGAAAAGTCCGGCTTGCCCTGGTACATCGTCAACCCCAAAACGGAGCAATGGGGCGAGCTGTCGCCTGAAGGCTACAAAGCACCGCTGATTGGGCGGACGTGGGTCTGGGGCGTCAGTGATTGTTGGACGCTGGTACGGGACTGGTATGCCGAACAAGGTCTGCACCTCCCAGATTGGGAGCGACCTACCACCCCGGAGCAGTTCAACGACGCGCCCATGTTTGACGATTGCTGGCGCGAAGCGGGCTTTTACGAGGTGGACATTGCTGAGATGCAGCCGGGCGACGCAATGCTGATGGCGATCGAGTCGAACAAGCTCAACCACGTCGGGGTCTACATCGGTGACCAACTGGTGTTGCATCACTTGCGGGGTCGCCTGTCCAGCCGTGACTTATTGGGCGAGTGGCTCCTAAAATGCACCGGTAGGGTCTTGCGCCATGGAAAAGGAAGTTAGGCTCTACGGTCCACTGGCAAAGTTCATCGGTCAGCGGAAATTTTTAGCGGAGATCAGCAGCGCAGGCGAAGCAATCCGAATGCTGCTGGCAAACTTCCCTGGACTGGAACGCCACATGGCAGACCAGCACTACAAGGTAATTGTTGATAACTACGAAAGCGATTTAGACGAGATCCACTATCCCGCCAGTCAAACCATCAAGATCGTTCCGGTGCTGGGCGGTGCCGGTGGTGGGGTAGGGAAGGTTTTAGCAGGTGTTGCATTAGTTGCGGCTGCCATTGTGCTTGGTCCGGTAGCTGGCGGTTTCTTGGGTCTTGGTGCTGGATTAGGTGGCGCTGGTCTTGGCATTGTTGGCGCTGGCGTTGCAACAGCAATCGGCTCTGTTGGTGTTGCTCTTGTTCTTGGTGGTGTTTCGCAGCTTCTATCGCCAACCCCACAGCTCGGTCAGCTTGGTCCGGCGACTTCATCAATCGGTAACCGCACAACCACAACCGAAGCCACGGAACTCGACCCGCAGGAGTCCTACAGCTTTAGCGGTATTCAAAACACCAGCCGTCAAGGTATTCCCGTTCCCGTTGTCTACGGCGAAACTATCGTTGGATCTGTAGTCATCTCAGCAGGCATCGACGTTGACACGATCTGACATGACTGACAAAAAACAAAAACAGATCATCGGTGCCGGTGGTGGCGGTGGTGGCGGTCAAACAGTTGTCCAACAAACGGTTGTTGTTCAGCAGTCAGCCCCGCCCGCTGTACGTACACCCATCCGTACGTCAGACAACCTGGCGTCCACGGCGTTTGCCAATATCCTCGATCTGATAAGTGAAGGTGAAATTGAAGGTTTTCCTTCAGCACGTGCCTATACCCGTGGCACAACAAATTACAACCTTGCTCTTCTCAAAGACGTTTATCTAACTGATACCCCAGTCTTGCGCTCTGGCGCTGACGTAACCAACCTGTCAGAGACTGACTACAACTTCAAAGGCGTTACTGTCACCACGCGCTATGGCACCAACGCGCAGGATTACATCAGCGGTTTTGAGGCGGTTGAAGACGTTATCAGCGTCAACACCGAAGTCAAACAGGCAACACCAGTAACGCGGCAGATTACTGATACCAATGTCGATGCAGTTCGCGTCAGCATTGCAATCCCGAGGCTGGAACGCGGCACAGCAGAAGGCGACGTTCTCGGTACTGACGTAACAATCAGCATCCAACTTCAATACAACGGCGGTGGTTATACACCAGTCAAGACCGACACGATTAGCGGTCGCACGGCGGATAAATACGAGCGGGATTATCTCGTCGATATCAGCGGATCATTCCCTGTTGACTTGCGTGTGGTGCGTGTCTCAGCCGACAGCACTGATACCAACGTCAACCCAACTTATTTCGTTGCCTATACCGAACTGATTTATCAAAAACTGCGTTATCCCAACAGCGCCCTTGCTGCAGTTCGCTTCCAGGCAGAACAATTCAACAATATCCCAGCCCGTTCATATCGAATCCGTGGCATCAAGGTCAAAATTCCAAACAACGCCACCGTTGATAGCAACACCGGCAGGCTGACTTATGCAGGTACATGGACCGGCACTTTTGGCGCTGCCCAATGGACGACCTGCCCGGCGTGGATCCTGTACGACCTACTGATTAACAAGCGCTACGGCTTTGGCGATCATGTTGCAGAAGCACAGCTCGATAAGTTTGCCTTCTATGCCGCCAGTGTGTACGCCAACGAGCTTGTTGATACTGGCTTGGGCGACGGCAGCACGGAAGCGCGGTTTAGCTGTAACGCCCTGATTCAAAACCAGTACGAGGCGTACAAGCTGATTAACGACCTGTGCAGTGTGATGCGCTGCCAACCGTACTGGTCAACCGGCGCGTTGACGATCACACAGGACAAACCAACAGATTCCACCTATCTATTTAACCGTTCCAATGTGCTGGAACCTGGCTTCAGTTATGCCGGTTCAGACCTAAAAACCCGTCATACTGTTGCTGTTGTCAGTTACCTAGATCTCAACACCCGCGAGCAAAATTACGAAGTCGTCGAAGACCGCGACGCCATTGAAAAGTATGGCTGGGTATCCACTGAAATTAAAGCTTTTGCCTGTACGTCACGCGGTCAAGCTAACCGTCTTGGGCAGTGGATCCTTTACTCCGAGCAAAACGAAACGGAGGTTATTAGCTTCACCGCTTCGATTGATGCAGGCGCATTGATCCGCCCTGGCGCTGTCATCGACGTACAAGATCCTGTACGTGCTGGGGTGCGTTATGGCGGCAGGATCAGCAGCGCCACCACAACAATCATCACCGTTGATAACGCAGACGGCTTACCTAGCAGCAGCGCCACCCTGTCGGTACTTCTGCCAGATGGCACCTTAGAAACCCGCGATGTTTCCAGCCGCACTGGAACGGCAATCACGGTTTCCTCCGCTTATACAACTGCACCAAACGCCAATAGCGTCTGGATCCTGCAAACCACAGCAATTCAAACGCAGCAATATCGCGTTTTGACCGTCAGGGAGAAAGACGGCAATTTGTACGACATCACGGGGCTTTTGTACAACGCCAGTAAATATGCCTACGTGGAACGCGGTTTTGAGCTATCCACGCGCAAGATCAGCAATCTCAACCCCATCCCCAGCCCACCCGGTAGCCCTGTTGCGGTTGAAAAGTTCTACGTCGCCAACGACAAAGCCAAGGTCAAAATCATCCTGAGCTGGCAGGCAATCAAAGGCGTTCCGCAATACAAAATCCGTTATCGCGCAGGTAATGACAACTGGGAATCAGTTACCGTCAGCCGCCCTGACGTTGAGATTCTCGATACCCGCGCCGCAACCTACACCTTCGAGATTTATTCGATCAGCGCCCTAGGTCGTCAGTCCACTGACTTTACGCAGTTGTCGTATGCCGCTGTTGGTAAAACGGCAGTTCCGGGCGACGTACAGAACCTGACCTTTGAGGCGATTAGTGCCAACTCCGGTCGTCTGCGCTGGAACGAAACCACTGATATTGACGTGAAAGTTGGCGGTAAGGTCTACATCCGCCATAGCAATAAAACTGATGGTTCCGGCACTTGGAGCAATAGCGTCAACCTGATCGAAGCCAAATCTGGCAGCGCCACCGAAGCGATCATCCCGCTTGTTGAAGGTGAAGTGCTGGTCAAGTTTGCTGATGATGGCGGCAGGCTTAGCGCCAATGAAACCAGCGTCATCATTGATTTTCCGGACACGCTGGGCAGTCTTGCGGTTGAAACCCGCCGCGAGGATCAGGACACCCCGCCATTCCAGGGGACGCTGAACGACGTTTATTACGACGCAGATTTAGACGCATTGACCTTGGGGGGTACTGGCGAACTCGACGATGTTGCCGACGTAGATGCTCTTACCACCTTTGACATCATCGGTGATGTGGTGTCCAGCGGCAGTTACACCTTTGTCAACACGCTGGATCTTGAAGGTGTATTCAGCCTTGACCTGAGCCGGTATTTCGTCACCCGTGGATATTTCCCCAGTGACCTGCTCGACTCTCGTACCGGCAATGTCGATGACTACACCGATTGGGATGGCACCCTGACCGATCAGGTCAACGCCAAGTTGATGGTTCGTAAAACCGACGACAACCCTTCTGGCACTCCCACTTGGAGTAGCTGGCAGGAGTTCGTGAACGGCACCTTTAAGGGCAGGGGATTCCAGTTCCGTGCTGATATGACCAGCAACAACATTGCCCAAAACATCCTTGTTGATGAGCTTGGTTACGCCGCCACGTTCCAGCGTCGTCAGGAGCAATCAACCGCCGCCGTTGCCAGTGGGGCAGGTGCCAAGGCTGTGACCTTTGCCAATGCCTTCTGGACTGGTACAGCAAGCCTAGGTGGGGCTGGAACTTACCTGCCAAGCGTTGGTATTACTGGTCAAAACCTGCAAACCGGCGATTACTTTGAAGTCACCAGCGTCAGCGGCACCGGCTTTACTGTCACATTCAAGAACAGCGGCGGGACAGCGGTGAACCGTAATTTCACGTGGTCTGCTGT